CCAGTCTCCACGATGTCCGACAAGGATGACACGACGCCTTCGCTGCGGCACCGCCCCCGGAAATGAGGGAACTCTGGTATATCTCGCGTCCAGCACTCGCCACGAAACGCCGAAGCGTCCGGGTGCATTGGTGACGATTCCAGCGTTCCCCCATCCGCCGTCGGGGACTTGTACGTCCCATCCGACGAACTCCGAGAGGATTCGGGCGAAGTCCCGTCCGCCGCCAATCGTAAGCACGGCTGGAACGTTCTCCCACACCACCCAGCGGCAGCGTGCCCGTTCAGCCAGCCTCGCAAACTCAAGCGCGAGGTTGCCTCGCGGGTCGGCGATGCCGCCCTTGGTGCCTCCGCTTGAAAACGACTGGCAGGGCGACCCTCCGACAAGGAGGTCGATTCTGTTTCCATAGTCTCTCTCCTCGATCCTCGTAAAGTCGCCGAGGTTAGGAACCCCCGGCAAACGTTGTTTCAACACTTCCGAGGCGAACTCGTCGATTTCAGCGACGAACTCGCAAAGCCAGCCGAGGGGCCGCCATGCGACGGTCGCAGCCTCGATTCCGCTGCACACGCTGCCGTATCGCATGGCGGCTCCCTCCTTTCTGGACTTCCCCCGGACGGCAGAATGCGGAGGAAAAGCAACAAAGAAACCGCATTCAACCGTTCGTCGGGGGCGGGGCGTCTCCCATTCGACACCTCCCCCACTCTCCTTATACAAGATTTCGTATCATGTTTTAACACCGATTTCCGATTTTCCACTAACCCCTCATCCGCCTGAGTTCCGAGAGCTTCACCTTCGGCTTCGCGGCGGTTCGCGGCTTTCCGTCCGTCATCGTCCCCGCAAGCACGCAGCCGGACATCGACGCGGCGACCGCAGACCCCACAATGCAGTCCCACCAGTGGTTGTCGTGTGCGTCGGGGCGCATCTTCCACTCGTCCACGCGGCGTCCACGACCCTCGGTCTTGACCCTGTACTCCGCCGTCAGGTGTTCGGCAAAGAGCAGATGGTCTTCAGCGGAGCGTCCCCAGAGGGTGATTGCCCCACGGTCGCCCGTCGCCGTGAGAAGCCTCGTCGCCACAAACGACTTCCAGAAGTTGGTGTCGTAGACGACGTGCCTCACGGCCCGCTTGCCACGGACGTTCGGCATCCGCCAGTTCATCCCGACCCTGTCACCCACCGCCTTTTTGTACTCGCCCATAGGCTTTGACGATGCACCGATGTAGCGACCGTGCGACGGCGTGAGGACGGACGCGTACTCCGACTCGCGGCAGAACTGGTACACGGTGTCCGTGGACTGCCCCCAGTTCGCGTCGACGAGACAGCGCTCGATCCGCATCGCCGCGCCGTCATCCCGGAAGTATTCACGTCCGAGGATCTCGCCGGTCAGCTTCTTGAGGCCTTCGGAAAGACATCCTTCAAGTCCGTTTCTCGGAAACTTCATCTGAAGCGTGATGTTCGCGTCCGAGAGCGTGAAGAACCGCCTGTTCTGGTCGGGCCACTCTCCGTAGTCGATCACTCGCCCGGTAAAGTCGTCGTCCCATGCGGCGATGCAATAGAAGAGCATCGTCTTCTGGACGTCGATGAACGCCGTCAAATGCGTCGCCGAGACGGGAACGCTGCGCCGCGAGTGTCCGTTGACGCGGCTGGAAACGCCGTCCAGCGTCAACTGCTCCTCAGTTCCCAAGTCCTCCGCAAGCGGCTCGTTCTGGTACTCCGCCCAGAACGCGGCCTCGTCGGTGAGCTTCAGGTTCATCGCGTGCTGAACCGCCGAAATCTCGTCATGGTTGAACCTTGCCTTCCACGCAACGACCGCGCCCTCGTCCATCTCCTCCCTGTGCTGGCGGTAGAACTCTGTCGCCTTTAGGAACGTACCTTTCTCGCGCAGTTCGTCGGCGCGAAGGTCGGCGTACTTGTTCCAAAGCTCCTCGTTCTTCGGGAACTTGTAGATCATGCGGCACCGCTCTCCGTTCCACTCGGGGTGCTTCGAGCGGTCGAGCATCTGCTCGGCCATGTCGCCGGGGCGGATGACCGTGCATGGCATGACACCGGCGATCTTCCGTCCCGGACCCGCAAGGCCGAGCACGTCGCCAGCAAGCACACGGACACGCTTCCTCGTCTGTTCGGCGGAGGCGGCGGACTCGCTCGTCTGCGGATCGTCCACGATGACGAACTCGGGGCGGATGGTGCGCCCGTCGGGACGCTTGAACTTCATGCCGCGAATGCGCCCCGTGATGCCGGCGACGCGGACAATCGCTCCGCTGGAAGCCGCACCCGCTATCGTGGGGAGGACTATTTCGCTTGCCGTCCAGCCGATGCGCGTCCTCTCGCCCTTGTAGAGCTGGCCCGCGCAGCGGTTTGCGATCCCCTCAAGTCGGGCTATCGGATACACCATCTCCGGGAAGTCCTCGGCGAGGTGTTCGTTCACCTCAAGCTCGGTCTTGATGGAGTCCAGCATCTCCAACGCCGCTCCTTCGCTTGCGCCGATCACGACAATGAACTCGCGGTGCCCGTATGCCATCGCCCAGATAGCGGCGGTTTCCGTAAGGCTCGACTTGCCGCTACCGCGAGCCATCGCCAAGGCGAACAGTCCGCCTTCGAGGACGGCCTTCTGCAATTTCTGTATAGCTCGCAGATGGTCGTCCGACCATTCGAGGCTGTACACCTCCGGGAAGTACGTCTCGCAGAACTTCCTGAAGTCGAAGCGGCACGACTCCTTCCTTTCGGGATCGACAACTGCGGGAAGCTCGCCAATGTCACGGCCCGCGAGGGAAAGTTCCGCCTGCCGCTGCGCGGCGGACTCGCGGTGCGCGTCGTAGCCGCCGGGCGTCGAAGGCGGCGTGTTCGCCCGCTTGTCGATTAGCCAAGCCGCGTAGCGGTAGAAACTCAAAGAACGGCTGTCCTCCGTCGAGGCGATGCGGTAGCCCGCCTCCGCGAAGTGGCGGTACACCATCGCGGCCGAGATGACCGTCCCCAGCTCCGTGGAGTTGAGGAAGCGCACCATCTCCACGGGCTTCATCTTCTTAACGTTGACCGTCATCGCCCATCTCCTTTGCGACCCACGCGATGTACTTCAGGATGTTGATCGTCCCGTCCGCGTTGACGGGCGCACCCGAGGCGATGTCCGCCTCAAGCCTCTCAAGCGTAAGGGTCCTCGACCCCGACCGCCGCATGGCGGTCACGAAGTTCTCCTTCGATACGTGTTCGCGGTTCTGTTCGGGCATTTTGCGCCTCCTGTGAAGATTGTTGAAATAGTTTCAGATACCCCGTTGACTTGTGCGGGAATAAGAGCGAATATGTGCGCCGTCCTCCCGTGGTGGGCAGGACACAAAAACGAGAAAGGACAAATGCATGAGCAAGTCGGCAATCCGCGCGGGCGACCGCGCGTTCGTAAAGGTGGGGCGCAACCTCGTCGAGGTTCGCGTCGACGGCAAGGCGGAGGGCGGATGGAACGTCACATCCCGGACGGGAAAGTCCATGACGGTCAAGACGCTCCTCACAGCCGAGGGCGACACTCTCGCGGCGCACGAGGCGGAAGACCCCGCGCCCGCGAAGGCCGAGGCGAAGGCGAAGTCCGCTGTGCCGTCGTCGAAGGCCGTCCCCACAAAGGGACTCGGACTTCTCAGCGCGGCTGCGGCTGTGCTGGAGCGGTCGGACGCCCCCATGTCGGTCAAGGCGATGATCGAGGCGGCGAAGTCGGATGGACTCTGGACGCCCGGCTCCGGCAAGACACCCGAGCAGACGCTCTACTCCGCGATCATCCGCGAGATAAGAGACAAGGGAAACGCCTCCCGCTTCCGCAAGGAAGGACGCGGACTCTTCGCCTTCGCTCAGTAGCCTCACGCCTCGTACCCGAAAAGTCCGCGTCTGCACATCTCGGCGTACACGGGCTTGTCGAGTCCGAGGCTTTCTATCACATGGCTTGCGGGCTCCGACTCCGTGTACGCCTCGACGATGCGGTTCTCGCCGTCCATGAGCGTCACGCGGATGTCGCGGCGGCCGATGCAGCACGATATCATGCACTGCATGGAGGGAAGCCCGTACCGCTTCATCGCCTCCAGCGCCTTGTGCCGGGCATAGACGTTGAGCGTCACGTCGGCCTTCGTCGGGTCCTTGCCCCAGGGACAGCCCCCGCCGATTCTTGAGTTCCCGCCGTAGAAGTCCACGACGAGCTTCCTGCCGGTCGTGCCGCAGTCGGCGACGGGACCGTGTGCGACGTAGCGGCCGGTGCCGTTCACGACGATGGCACACTCTTCGCCCACTATCGACTTCGCCGTCTCGATGACGGATGCCTCGTCGTCGCCGGGAGCAAGAGGGATCGCGATGACACACTCCACGGGCTTGCCGTCCTCAAGCGTCACCTGCGTCTTGACGTCCAGTCCGCCGCTCACGCCCGCAATCGCCTGTCCGAGCCTGCGGGCAAGCCAGTAGTCCTTGGGCATGTAGCCATACTTCGGCTCGTCCACGGCGTAGCCGAACACCAAGCCCTGGTCTCCCCAGGAGTCGCGGTCGACTCCCTGCGAGATGTCCTGGGACTGGCGAGAGATGTGCGTTTCGACCTCCACCTCCTCGGCGCAGATGGTGTTCGCATCGCCGAAGCGGTCCTGGTACTCGTCGTTGTAGCCGATCTTGTCGATGGCCTCACGCGCGAAATCGGCGATGTCCTCTTCGCCGTAGGGTGCGTTCGAGGTGATTTCGCCCGATATCGTGCAGTAGCGTTCCTTGAGCTGCACCTCAAGGGCGACGCGAGATCGGCGGTCGACCTCAAGGTATTTGTCGAGAATGTACGACGCAATGAAGTCGCACGTCCTGTCGGGATGCCCGACGGTGCAGTATTCGGAAGTCTGGATTCTGGTAGGTTTCATTGATGGATTTCTCCTGTTGGGTTGCCCGAAAAAGCGGGCGGATGTTGAACTGCTCTCGATAGTAGTTTTGGATCGTGTGCGAGAGTACACAGGATCCACGATATCTCGCAATATCTATAGTGCTCTCCGGAGTCTATCTTCGTGTGACGTCACGAAATACGGCGAATTGTGGCGGATTATCGCCAAATATCGCCGTATTTCGCCGCTATCGAAGTGTGTTTCCATACTGGTTTATAGTGTCGTCGAGAGTACAACTCACACGTCAACACGCACTATACACGCCACGGAAGCACACTTTCGATAGTCACGAATCAGCCATGAGACCCTCGCAGATGCGGACGATGTGGCGGCACAGCTCGTCCGGCAGTTTCGCACGGACGGCCTTGCCTTTCAGCCCCTGCGTACCCGTCCTCGATCCGCGAGGCGCGGCATCGTGGCACGGTGCGCCCCGCTTGCATGGCGGACGGAACTGCGGGTCAGGGTGGTTCGTGAAGATGTCCGTCGGCTTCTGCCTCCTCTCGCCGTACTGGCAGTAGGTAACCGTGTACCGTTTGCCGCCGGTGTCGCGCATCAACTGCTCGATGAACGGCATCTTCCGCAGCATCCCGACGGGATTCTCGATGAACCACACCTTCGGCTTCAGTTGCCGGATAAGGTCGCACACATGGGCGTTGACGGCGTCGCACCTTGCGGCGTATTCCGTCTTCGGTCTCGTCCCGTCGCGATGGCGCGAGATGCACATGACCGAGTACGTCGTGCAGTCTGGACTCGCCCAGACGACGTCGGGGCGTCCGAGCCGTCCGACGATCTCGTCGGCGGTCAGCATCCCGATGTCCGCATTCCAGTCGGGCTTGTGTTCCTCGCTCCAGTCAACGGTGAGCGTCCTGTGGCCGCGCCCCCTGAACGCAGCGGACAGGACGCCCGTCCCGGAGAAGAGTTCAAGCACCTTCATGTGTGCTTTCTCCCGCATCTATATCACCCGAACGTAGTGAGCATTGCGAAGCAATGTCGCTAGAGGTGTGCGCCGGTGACGTGTCAGATGACGTATCAGGATTTGACGGTGTGCCGTCAAGTTTAGGCGTCAGCTGCTCCCAGTCGCACCCCTCGCCATGCACGAACTCCGCCCAGCGCTTCCTGATTACGTCGCAGTACTTCGGGTCGAGTTCGACGCACCGACACACGCGCCCCGACCTCTCGCAGGCGATCAGCGTCGAGCCGCTGCCGCAGAACGTGTCGAGGACAATGCCGCCGCGCTTCGAGGAGTTGCCGATGAGGTACACAAGCATCTCGACGGGCTTCATCGTCGGATGAAGGTCGTTTTTCTTGGGCTTGTTGAACTCCATGACCGTCGTCTGCTTGCAGTCGGAGTACCAGTCGTGCGCGCCGCCGTCCCGCCAACCGTAGAGGCAGGGTTCGTGAATCCACTTGTAGTCCTGCCGCCCGAGGACGAGCGAGTTCTTCTTCCACACGAGGCACTGCCGAACCTTGAGTCCGACGTCGTAGCACGCTCCACGGAAGTTGTAGCCCTCCGAATCGGCGTGGAAGATGTAGAATGATCCGCCCGGCTTCAGGCACTTCTCCGCGCAGCCGAACGCCGTGCGCAGGAACTCGCGGAACTTCGTGTCCTCCATCGAGTCGTTCTGTATCGACTGCCCGTCGCTCCCGTGGTAGTCCACGTTGTACGGCGGATCGGTGAGCCAGAGGTCTGCCTCGTCGTGCTTGCACACTTTTGCCACGTCGTTGGGCTTCGTGGAGTCGCCGCAGACGAGGAGGTGCTTGCCGAGGACGTACACCTCCCCTGGCGTGGAGACGGGAATCTCCGGCGTCTCGGGGACGGCGTCCGGCTCCGTCTCGCCGTGCGTCCCCGGCTCGCCGCCCAAAAGGTCGTCCAGCTCGTCGTCGCCGAACGCGAGGAGCGAGAGGTCGAAGCCAGCCTCCTGCAAGGCGGCCAACTCGACCTTGAGTTTGTCCTCGTCCCACTCGGCGATTTCCGCGATCTTGTTGTCCGCTATGCGAAGAGCCTGTTCCTGCTCCGGCGTGAGGTCGGTCGCTATGATGCACGGCATCGTCTCCCAGCCGAGCTTCTTCACGGCCAACAGGCGCGTGTGTCCCTCGATGATGACCTTGTCCTTGTTGAGGACGGCGGGGTTGCGGAAGCCGAACTGCTCGATGATTTTTGCGAGCTGTTCGACCGCGCCCTCGTTGACGCGGGGGTTGTTCTCGTAGGGAACTATCTCCGACACGGGGACGTTCACCACCTTGATTTTATTCGTTTCCATCTGTGTTCTCCTATTCGTGTTCCTTGTCGTAGTTCTGGATTCGCTGGCATATCCAACGGGCACAGTTGACCGCCCAGCCGTTCCCCAGCGCTTTGTAGCGGGGAGTGTCCGGGCACTCGTCGGCGGGTTTTCCACGGTGCGGAATCTTCGTATAGCCGTCGGGCAGTCCCTGGAGCCGTTCGCACTCAAGCGGGGTGAGGCGGCGGACGATGTAGTCGACAGCGACCGCCGGAAGGTTGTCGCCCATGTCCGAGCGGAGCGTCGATGTCACCTCGTCGGAGAAGCGGTGCGACGCACCCTCGCGCTTGGCGATTCCCGGCTCGAACGAGACCGCTCCCGGACCCTTTGCGACCACCGTAGGCGCGCACTCCTCCTCGACCTTGAAGCCGAACTGCGCGTTCTTGCCTTGGTTGAACGAGGCGCGGTCAAGGCCGATGGCGACGCCGCACTTGTGGTTTTTCGCAAGCGGCGAACTCACCTC